GATGAGCTAGCCGATCCTGATCGGGCCGGACACCTCGACAACCCACACGGCCAGCCCGGCGGCAAGCAACACCATCGGCCATGAGCGCAGCGTCGCTAACCAGATGGCCGACGCCAGGAAGCACACGAACGCGATCACGAGCAACATGAGCTCTCCCTACTCGGCGGCCGGCGGCGCACCCGGCAGCCAGGGTGTCTGCCACACGGCGTAGCCGGCACCGATGGCACTGACCAGGATGGTCAGCCACTCACCGTTGGTGATGGTCCCGTCCAGTCCGGCCGACACGGCGGCGGCGGACGCGGCGGAGACCGCACCGGTGATGGCCTTGGCGACATGAGCGACAGCCTGCATGGGTGTGAGTCTAGGGCTTGCCCACCTGACAGAAACCTGTTAGGTTTCTACTCAACACCAGAGGCCATCGGGCCACGTGCCAAGGAGTCGATCATGCCAGTCATCATCTGCGGTCGCTGCAAGGAGCGCCACTCGACCGTCACTCAGGTGCGCGCGTGCCATTCGTCGGTCCTGCCAATAGACCCGTTCGATGCGCCGTTCGACAGCTCGATCGGCGGCGCTCGTGCCATCGGCACGAGGCCAGGACTCACTGTCGACCCGACACGCGTGCCGGCCAGCAACTACGCGCTCGAGAACAAGCGCGGGGACGTCGAGTTCTATCGGGTCGACGTCCCGAGCAAGGGCAAGTGGGAGGGCTTCCGGTTCGTGGAGCGGCTGTACGGCGCGCCTGGCGCCTGGCGTGAGGTGAAGGTGCGCGGCGTAGACGGCGTCGCCGTGCTGGCCCGCATCCTGGACGACACGTACACCGACGAGACGCGCGGCGAGCTGCACGGGCCGGTCGCCGCCGCACTGCGGTTCTCCCGCACCTTCACCCGCTGTGCGGCCTGCTCGTCACCACTGTCCGACCCGGCCAGCATCGCGGAGGGGCTCGGCCCGGTCTGTGCGGCCCGGTTCTAGGCTCCACCGCACGGCCCTGGCGGCCTCACCTCAGCGAGGCCGCCAGGGCCGTGCCGAGCACCAGTCCGACCAGGGCGCCGCCGACGACGGCGAGCAGGGTACCGAGCAGGGTGCGACTCATGATCCACCAAGGATTTGCGAAGCGAGTGTGCCGAGCGCACCGCCGCCGACCAGGCCGGCACCGGCGGCCAGCCAGACGGCGCGTTCGACCTTGCGCAAGCGCATCTCGTGATCGGCATGCGAGGAATCCCTGACGGCGGCGGCGGCATTGGCCGCTCGCGTCTCGGCAGTCAGGGCCGCAAGCCCGATACGAACGTCCACCAGTTGGGTGGAGATCTCATCCCATTTGCGGGACGACTCCTCCGCCGACGTCATCACAGGATGTACAGCTCGACGGAGGAGCGGGCCTTGACCGTGATGGCCGACGCGGCCACCTCGGTGCCGCAGCGCACCTGGAAGGTGCCCGCCGCCGTCGGCCGCATGATCCCCTCCAGGGTGGCGTAGTAGGTCGTGCTCACGGCCTGTACTCCAATGCTGATCACGGCGTCGTCCGAGAAGGTGATCCATCCTTGCAGCGCGCCGGACGCGCCGTCCGCCGCCGCCGGAATGTTGGCAGACAGGCTCACCGTCTCCATGGCAGGAAAGGTCGCACCGAGCCGCAGACCGGTCGTGATGGCCGCTGACTGGAAGAGCAGGTTGACTCGCACCCGGTAGGTGATGTTGGCCAGGAGTGCGACTGCCAGGCCCGTCGCGTCCGAGTTGGCCGCCGCAGTGAAGGGTGCCAGATCAGCGGCCAGCGACGCGAGCACGGGACCGCCGAGACCGGTGACACCCTGAACACCTTGGGGCCCCTGTGCGCCGGCTGCGCCGGTAGCTCCTGCCGGTCCGGTCGGTCCGATCGGCCCCTGGGCACCCGTCGCACCGGCGGCTCCTGCCGGTCCGGTTGCGCCTGTCGGGCCGGTCAGCCCGATCGGTCCCTGCGTGCCGACTGGCCCGGTAGCTCCTGTCGCACCAGTGGCGCCGGTAGCTCCCGTCAGGCCGATCAAGCCCTGGGCGCCCGCCGGTCCCGCCGGCCCCTGAGGTCCCGCCGGCCCCGCCGGCCCCTGTGGTCCCGCCGGCCCCTCGGGGCCCTGTGGTCCAGGCGGCCCTACCGTCATGTCGCCACCCGAGCTGTAGTACCACCAGGGCAGCACGACGCCCCAGATCGAGGGGCCGCCGTAGACGCTGGTGTGTGGCATCGGGTCACCGACTGGGGCCCTTCCAGACCAGGCCGAGCGCGCGCGCGGTGACGGGACCGACGATGCCGTCATCGACCAGGTGGCGTCGACGCTGGAAGCTCCGTACGCACGCCTTCGTGTCGGGTCCGTACCAGCCGTCCGGCCGGCAGTCCACAGCCCGCTGCACGGCCCTGACGTCGTTGCCGTGCATCATGATGAACCGCTGCTTCAGGTAGCGCTCGAGCACGACCGGCGCGGGGGGACGTGGGTGGTCACGCCCCACGCGTTCGCGCATCTCTCGGTCGACCAGGGCCCTGAATGTGGTCATGTTGAAGTTCGGGTCGACCTTGCGGCCGACCGGGACGGCGACCTCCTTGTGACCGAGCACGGCCCCGACACTCAGCTTGTAGTGCAGCGCGAGCGCGGCCACGCCGGTCACGTAGCTGACGAACTGGGCCGGGGGCCACGCATCCACACCGGTCGCTTCGGCCTCGACGCCGATCGCCCACGCGTTGGAGTGCTCGATACGGTCGACCTGACCGGCATGGTTGGCCTTCCCTGCGGCCACGACGTGCCAGACGCCGGCTCTGCTCAGGTAGAGCTGCGACAGCGGTCCGCCAAGTCCTGGCCGGCCATGGATGACGACATCTAGGGATGGCGTGTCGCCGGTCGCTGGGCCCGCCGTGTGGTGGCAGATGATCGACTTGACGCCGTCCATCTGCTCTCCGTCACGTCGACCCCGGATCTGCCAGCCGGCCACCTCGACCACGGCGAGCTCGACAGCGCGCAGGACGTCGGTCAGGTCGGTCAGGTACATGTCGCTCCCGTCGTCGCACCGAGCAGGAACGCGAGTGCGCGCGCAAGTCTGCGCAGTCTTGTCAGGTCCATGTCAGCAGTCTCTCACGCCGCTTCGTACCAAAGCGTGAACGCGAAGCTGTCCCCGGTCGCCCACACGAACGGCGTAGCGGCCGTGGTCGACGTCTGTGCGGCAGCCAGGGTGCAGAGCACGATAAATCCACCGGACCACGTGGTGATCCCATGGAAGTTGGCGGGCACGCTGGTGTCGCGCATCTGGAGCCCGTAACTGGAAGCCGCATTCGCGACCGGGGAAACGGGCGGAGTGAGCAGTACGGACGTGCCCATGGTCGAGGTGGTGCCGAGGACGAAACGTACGCGCCAGAACACCAGTTCGCCGGTCTGGTTGTACTTGGAGTCCATTGTCCCGTTGCCGACGACCATGTTGGTGACGACCTGCGACGCACTCCAGTCGGTCAGGTCACCGATGACGTCGGTGGATTGAATGAACTCGCCGTTCAGCGGCATCAGAAGAACTTCCATCCATAGTAGTAGCGACGCCTGAGCTTGACCTCGGCATCGACGGCGTGGGACTTCACAATTCCATTGGCCGATCGGGTCACGGTCAGGGTCTGGGTCGGCGCGGTACCGGCCACGGCGGTCACGGTCATCGCCTCGCCTCCGACGACGATGTCATACGAGCCGTCGGCCACGCCCCACCCGGGGCCGGTCGGGATGTTGACATCGACCGATGTCGTGGTCGAATCGAGCGCCACGGACAGATAGGTGCCGGCTGACTCGTATCGCGCGCGACCGTAGATGCCGATGCGCCACAGTTCGTTCGGCGCACAGAGCATGGTGATCTTGTGAGTACGTTGGTCGAGCACCTCGGACAGGCCGATGACCATCTGATCGATGTCGTCGGCCTCCATCCATGGCGGCGGATCGGTGATCGTGATCCGGTTGCCGATGTCGAGATCAAGCGTGTCCGCATTGAGCGGGCCGCTGACGGCGTAGTTCTGTCGCGCGAGATCGACCGACAGGTCAGGGAATCTCGGCTGATCGACGGTGCCGAGGTTCGCCCGCCAGGATGCCTGGTCCCCGAGGTCGGTATCCCGGTAGAGCGACAGCTCGACGGAGGTGTCATAGACACCGACCGCTGTCGTGCCGAGCATCCCGTCATCGATCGCGTAGCGGTAGCTGGAGCCATCGGTGCGGACGGCGGTCACATCGTTGACCAGCGTCTGATCGTCCTCGACGGGCACGATCGAGGACAGGTCAGTGGCCGAGTAGCTGAGTGCGAGATCGGTGTTACGGGTCTGCATCCCGATTGCGAGCTGAAGTCGGATACCGAATTCATCCCGACTGTCGTGCATGATCCCCCGGTCCACCAACTCGCACTCAGCCAGGATCGCGAGCAGGCTCTTCTGCGATTGTGTACCCATATAGTTATAGGATGTCGACGTGTATGATGCGTTCTTGTTATGAGCATCTCCGAGGATTCCTTCCTCGGAGCACAGCCGCTCGAACCGTGTCCCGGCATCCTCTCCGACATAGGCGGCGAGCGGGGTCGAGTTCTCGAAGACCGAACCGACCAGATCTTGCACCATGAGATGTCCGGCGACAACGTCTGTCAGGTTCTTCAGACGTGCCAGATAAACGGACGTGCACAGCTCCACCGTATTGGCGGCCAGTGTGGCCGTCACGGCCCCTCCCGTCTGGTCACCCGGGATGATGGTGGCGTAGGTGTAGTCGATGTCTGCCCCGGATTGTATGACGGAGATTGATATCCGGAGAGCCGTGTCGTCCAGAGAGAATGCCACGGGGCCGCTTGTCAGAATTGTCGTGCCCGCGTCATCGTATGCCTTGAGAGTCAGATTTCCGCCCGTGGTGTACAGCAGTTCCCAGCGGGCAGCCGTGCCGGTGCAGGTGAAGCCGAGAAGGACGGAGTTGTTCGCCGTGGCGGCAGGGATCTTGAGTAGTGCGCTGACCCGAATCTCCCCGGGGAACAGGGCACGCCCGGTCACGTTTCCGACGACATAAGCACTACCGAGCGTCGGCAGTGCGGCCGAGCAGGCGAAACTGCTGTCGGTCGCCAGGGTCGGGGTCCCCGTCCAGGTCGCGGCTCGTCCGCCGGCCAGGCCGGACGCGAACCGGGTCGACCCTGCCGAGTCCTCCATCGGCCAGTAGCCGATCAGGCCACCGAAGGGCGTGGCCGACCCGGTGGCCGCCCGGTAGTACGCGCTCTTGAGCGGGGAGCTGCCGGCCCCGAGTCGCCGCCGGACACCGGATGCCGTGATCGAGACGTAGATGTCGGTACCGGTCGGGTCCCACTGGGTCGGCCATTCGCTGACCTCGCCCCAGAACCGGTAGCGCCGCACCCAAGGTGCGAGCGGGTCGAGCAGGAAGACGCGGAGTTGGGTGTTGCGTCCGATCAGGCCATACCAGGCGCCGACCGCGTTGCGCGGGGAGAACCGCCCGTCCCGGTTGTCGACCGTGAGCTGACAGCGGGACGGGTCGGCGCTCGACCGCTCGTCGGTCCGGCCGTGCGTGATCCTGATCTGGTCCCGGTAGTAGACGTACGCGGTGACGTCGGTCCAGACACCACCGAGCAGCAGCTCGACGCGCAGGGGAAGATTGTCGGTCGGGAAGGTGCCGACGATCTCACCCGAGCCGGCTCCGGAGACGGGCAGCGCGAGTCGGGGAGTGGCCTGCCTGCGCCATCCCTCGACCAGCGGTGCCAGTGCCATCCGCCTACTCGTCCCAGCGGACCCAGCAGCGCATGTCGACCGCCGTCGTCGGAGTCGTCACGCGCACGCGGAGGAACTTGCTCACGGCGACGATCGGCCGCTCGTCGGGCATCCACTGCCAGTTGTAGCTCAGCGGCGACTCGCCGGACGTCGAGGACAGCGAGACCGCGTCGAACACCCGGGCCGCCGTGGTGGCACCCTCCGCGCTCGCGGTGTACCCCGTGGCCGCCGCCCCGAGAGTGAGCAGGCTCGCCGTCCCGTTCGGGTCGACGGGCTGCACGCCGGCCGCCACATGTGCGGTCACGGTGGCGGCCACGTCGGTCTGGAGCAGCTCGACCACGGCGTCGGCGCCGGGTGGATCGTCCAGCGTGAAGCCCCAGGAGATGAGTTGGATCACCCGAGTGGACGGCGTGGCGAGCTGAAGCATGGTCTTGATGGCCGTGCCCGTGGTGACCGACTGCTGAGCAGCGGTTGTCGGCATCGGCCCGTTCCAGGTTGTGTAGACAGGCATGGGTTCATCTTCCCAGGGCTAGTTGGACGTCGCCGCCACGCACCCGGACGGCCTTGCGGATGACTTCGACCAGGAAGTCATCGAGCTGACTGCCGCCGGACCTGATCTCCAGCACGGTCGGGCCCAAGTTGCCTCCGCCACCGGCCATCCGGGCGGAGTCGCCGGCCGAGTGGACCCGCGAGCCGGCCGGCAGACGGACCAGCTCCGGTCCGTGCTCCCCGACCCACGTCATGCCGGATCGCACGCCACCACCGGCCGCTTGGCCGACGATGCCACCGGCCGCGAAGCCTGGGATGGAGCCGATCACTCCGCTGATCTTGTCCCCGAGCCGATTCAGCGCACCGGTCGCCCACTGAATCGCATTCCAGATCGGATCGACAATCGCATGATAGGCGCCCGCGAAAGCATCCCGGATGCCGTCGACAGCGGCACCCGCGCTTCTCTTGATCGCACCCCAGACCGCTGCGATCTTCCGTCCCGCCGACGCGACGACGGATGCGGCGGCACGGAAGGCAGCCATTGCGGCTCTACCTGCGGCCTGCACGATCGCCCGGAATCGCGAGCTGTGATGATAGGCGTAGATCAGTCCGCCGATGAGCGCGGCCACGGCGACCACGACGAGCCCGATCGGGTTGGCGGTCAGTGCGGCATTCAGCAGCCACTGCGCGGCCGTCCATGCACCGGTTGCCACGGCTGAGGCGACCATGCCGACCTTGGATATGACCATGCCGAGATTCAGTGCAGCCAGACCACTGACCAGCGCGCCGATCGAACCGGCCATGGCGAGCGCTGGTGCCCCGAACGCCAGCGCGCCGGACGCGACGTCACCCAATGGGCCCTTGCTGGACGCCATCGATTGCGTCCAGCCCTCGAATGCACGCTTGGCGCTCTCGATCTTGGCTTTTCCGTTCTCTCCCAACGACTCTGCCATGCGATCAGTGGCACCCTGCACGTCGGCGGCTCCACCATGGATGTCATCCATTGCGGGCAGGATCTGGCGGAGGGTGTCTTCCCACTGCGTGCCGAAGAGAGCGACTCCGGCCGCGTTCTGTGCGACCGGGTCTTTCATCCGAGCCAGCCCATCGAGCACGTTCTGCGTCATCGACTCGGCTTCCGGACCGCCGGCCGCAATCGCCTTGGCGGCCGCCTTGGCGTCGACTCCGATGGCCTTGAAACCATCGGCCGTGAGCTTGCTGCCGTCGATGGCCCGGAGCGAAAACTCCTTGAATGCGTCAGCGATGCTATCAGTATCCCGCGCACCCGCCTTCATGCCTGCCTGAAGAATGCCGAGCGCGTCGTCACCGGAAATGCCCAGCTTATTGAATTGAGTAGAGTACTCGT